TTCTGTTTTGCGACAAGAAAGACACTGGCAAAAGAATTTTGGAGATTCTGACAAATGGATAAAGAGACAATTAAACAGCAGAATAGCATGAGGGACGTCCTGAGCAGATATAGCATGGTTCCGAACAGAGCAGGGTTTGTTCAGTGCCCGTTTCATCCGAAAGATCGTACTGCATCCATGAAAATCTACAAAGACAGTTATTATTGCTTTGGCTGTGGTGCAACAGGTGACATATTTACATTCGTTCAGAACATGGATAATTGCGATTTTAAGACAGCTTTTACCATACTTGGGGGAACTTACCAGAAACCAGATTTCTCTTCCAGAATGGCAATATATCACCATCAG